AGCTGAAAGCAGTTACCAAATTATATAAGGAAAATATTATGCCACAAGGACTAGGAACATACGGAAAGAAAAAAGGCAGACCAGCTAAAAAGAAATCTAAAATGAAAAAAGGTAAGAAGAAAAGATAATGTCATTCATTGCCAAACTATTCACACCAAAGATGCCACCAGTACCTCAATTCATTATGCCTAAAGTAGAGAATGTTCCTGAAGTTGATAGTGCTGAAGATAAAGCAAGAGCAGCTGAAGAAATGAGACGTGCAGAAAATAAAAGAATGGGTAGAAGATCTACAATATTAACAACTAATTCTGGTCTTAACGACAGCGAAGAAGATGAGATTAGTAAAAAAACTTTATTAGGATAAGTCATGGGTGGATATAGCAGTAGCAGTTCTGGATCTCCAGGCGGAGGAGGAACTAAAAGACAAGCTAAAAGTTTTGCAAAGAAAAATAAGCCTACTCCAATAAGAGATTTTATTACTGGTGGTGGAATTGGTGGAGCTGTTATTAGAGCAGTTATTGGTGGTGTTAAAAAGGCAAAGAAAAAAACAAAACAAAATTTAATGGATTACGAAGGTCAAGCTGCTGGAGTAACTTCAATGAGATCTCCATCTAAAAATACTGGTGGTGCTGGTCAAGATAATCTTTAAGGAATAGAATTTGCTAAAGCATCAACTACAAGTGCAACTATTTTAGGTCCAAAAGAAATTCAAAAAGAAGCTGCTAATAAAATTAAAGGACCATCAATAACAGAAATGTCTGCTGATCAAATTTCATTAGCCAATAAAAGAAAAGGCAGAAGAATAACAAATATTACTGGTGCTACAGGATTAGCTAAAAAATACACATTAAGTAAGAAAACTTTATTAGGATAATATGCAAGAACAAGACAAACGAAAACTAGCTAGTGAATTAAAAAACAATCTATCAAGATTGATGGAAAAACGGTCTAATTTCGAGGTGCATTGGCAAGAAGTAGCTGATTATATGCTACCTAGAAAAGCAGATATTACTTTAGAAAGACCTAAAGGCGATAAAAGAAATATAAAAATTTTTGATGGTACTGCAACACATTCACTTGAATTGTTAGCTAGTTCTTTACATGGATCTTTAACTTCCTCTGTAAATAAATGGTTTGGTTTAAGATTTAAAGAAAACGCAGTAAATCAAAATGATGAAGCTAGAGAATGGTTAGATACAGTTACGGATTTAATGTTTCTAGCAATATCAAGATCTAATTTTCAACAAGAGGTACATGAAACTTATTTTGATTTAGTGGCTTTTGGTACATCTTGTTTACAGATTGAAGAAGATAAAGAAGATATTATTCGGTTTTCATCAAGACATATAAAAGAATTATATATTTCAGAAGATAGTAGAGGAATGGTTAATTGTATTTACAGACGGTTTAAAATGTCTGCTAAAGCAACGGTAGATAAATTCGGTTTAGAAATTTTAAGTAAAAAAACTCAAGACACTTTTAAAAAATCTCCATTTGATGACATCGAGTTAGTCCACGTTGTAAAACCACGTGATATGTATAATCCAAGAAAAATGGATAAACAAAATATGCCGTTTGTTTCAATTTATTTTGAATATGAAACAGGACATATTATTTCAGAAGGTGGCTTTAAAGAATTTCCTTATGTAGTTCCAAGATATTTAAAAGCATCTAATGAAATTTATGGAAGATCTCCAGGCATGAATGCGTTAGCTGATGTAAAAATTTTAAACAAAATGGTAGAGATTGGAATGAAGGCGGCAGCTAAACAAGTTGATCCACCTTTGCTAGTACCAGATGACAGTATGCTTATGCCAATTAGAATGTCTCCTGGCTCTATTAATTATTATAGATCTGGATCAAGAGATAGAATTGAAACTTTAAATATTGGTGCAAACAATCCGCTAGGATTAAATATGGAAGATCAGAGACGACAAGCTATTTCTCAAATATTTCATGTAGATCAATTATTAATTACAGAAAATAGAAACATGACTGCAACGGAAGTTGTGCAACGTAATCAAGAGAAGATGAGAATACTTGGTCCTGTATTAGGTAGATTACAATCAGAGTTATTACAGCCAATGATTATTAGAATATTTAATATCATGTTAAGAAACAATCTATTCCCAGAAGCACCAGAGATTTTATTAAACCAAGAAGTAGATGTGGAATATGTATCACCAATGGCACTTGCTCAAAAAGGTGAAGAGTTAAATTCTATTGTTAAAGGTTTAGAGTTATTTGGTAACATCAGTCAGTTAGCACCAGCTACTTTAGATTATATAGATCCTCCTGGATTAATTAAAAATTTGATAAAAATTCTTGGACTACCAGCAACCATGATCAGATCAGACGCTGAAGTTCAACAAATAGCAGAAGAGAAAGCTGAAGCACAACAACAACAAGCGCAAATGCAGCAAGAAATGGCTCAATCAGAGATGGCTAGAAATGCAGCACCAGCAATACAGGCGGTATCTAATGCAGAACGAGACCAGCAATAAAAAGATAAAAGAATTAATACAAAACTATAAAACAGTTTTTAAATCAGACGATGGCAAAATGGTCATGGATGATCTTGAAAAAAGATGTTTCTACCACACATCAACATTTAGTAGGAACGAACCAAACGAAACCGCTTTCTTTGAAGGACAGAGAACTATTCTGTTATTTATAAAAAGCATGATCAATCATAAGGAGTAATCTATGGATCAGACAACTGAACAAGTAGTTCAACCTGAAGCAACGCAGACAACTACTACGCTTACAGCAGAACAACCACCAGTAACAACAGCAACAGAAACAGTAACACCGACACAAGAAACAGCTGTTGATTTTAAAACTCTTATTCCAGAAGAATATAGAGAAGAAAAGTCATTACAAAATTTTAACAAGATGGATGACTTTGTTAAATCATATCTACACTCACAGAAGTTAGTAGGTTTAGATAAAATACCAGTACCAAATAAACACGCAACCGATGAAGATTGGAAAGAAGTTTATAAAAAATTAGGTAGTCCAGATACTGCTGAAGCTTATAAATATTCTTTACCAGAAGGTCATGCAGTACCAGAAGATACTTTAAAAAGTTTTTCTGAAGAAGCTGTTAAGTTAGGATTACTTCCTAATCAAGCAGATGGTATTATGAAGTATTATAACGAAGTTATTAATCAAGGTGTAAACGAACAAAACATTAAATCCGAAGAGGCAAGAGCTGCTTCTGAAGTTGATTTAAGAAAAGAGTTTGGCTCAACTTATGATAATAAAATAACTGGAGCTAAAAATTTAGCAACAGCTACATTAGGAGCAGACTTTTTAAATACAACTATGTTAGCTGATGGTAGTAAGCTTGGAGATAACACACAGATAGTAAAAGCATTTGCAAACTTATCTGAAAAATTATCTGAAGATGATATTGTTAAAGGAGATACTCCTGACTACTTGACGACTAATGATATAACAAAACAAATTGGCGCATTACAACAACCAGGTTCAGCATATTGGGATAAGAAACATCCAGCTCATTCTGTAGCAGTTGAAGAAGTAGCAGCATTAATTCGTAAGAAAAATAACGAAGATGCGTAACAGTTTTATCTAACGAAAGTTAGGTGAATAAAATCAAAGACAATCGTAAGACCTTTGTTGACGTTAGGAAAGACTAACATCTGAATGATGTAAATTTCAGGAAGATCCGCAAGGATAATCATCCGTTTAATTAAACTTAAACTAACATACATAAAGGAGGAACTTATTATGAGTTCTAACATAACAACTTCATTCGTTGAGCAATACTCTTCGAATGTAACTTTACTTTCTCAAGCAATGAGTAGTAAATTAAGAGGTGCTGTAGATGAAGAAAGTATCGTAGGTAAAAATGCGTTCTTTGAACAAATCGACAGTACAGCAGCGGTATTGAGAACTTCAAGACATGGAGATACACCTCAAATCGATACACCACATAGTAGAAGAAGAGTTTCACTTTCCGACTATGAGTGGGGAGATCTTATTGATGATACTGATAAAATCAGAGCATTAGTAGATCCAACTTCAGCTTATGCAAAAAATGCAGCAGCGGCAATGAACAGAGCAATGGATGATGTAATCATTACAGCATTAGCTGGTTCAGCGTCATCTGGTGTAGCTGGAGCAACTGGAGTAGCTTTACCTTCAACTCAAAAGTTTGCAACATCAGATCAATCAGATGGTTTGACAGTAGCTAAACTTTTAGCAGCAAAGAAAAACTTTGATAACAATGACATAGATCCTTCAAGAAAAAGATATATCGTTTGCGCTCCTCAAAGTATTGCTGACTTACTTGCAATAACAGCGGTTACTTCAAGTGACTTCAATACTGTTAAAGCATTAGTTCAAGGTGAGATTAATACTTATCTAGGATTTGAGTTCATCATGTCTAATAGACTTAAATTTGATGGAACAAATGGCGATGACAGATTAATTTATGCTTTCACAGAAGATGCAGTTAAACTTGCTATCGGAAGTGACATCAAAGCTAACATATCTGAAAGAGCTGACAAATCTTACTCTACTCAAGTTTACTACGCTATGTCTTTAGGCGCAGTAAGAATGGAAGAGAAAGCGGTATTCCAAATACCTTGTCACGAAGCTTAATCATATAATCATAGGAGAATATAAAATATGACTACACTAAATACAGCTTTAGTAGCAAATAGTTTAGCCTCACCACAAATTCTTAATGACGCTGCAGAATTGCATGGCGTTTTAAGAGTTGCCGCTGGTACAGCTGAATTAGCTGCTGGAGACAGTACAGACAACGATGTTGTTTTGTTAGCACCTATACCAAGTAAAGCATC